TATGTAAAGTGTCAAGATGAAATTGATTTAATACAAAAGTTTTTATCATTTTGGGAGCAAAATACTCCTGATGCTATTACTGGGTGGAATTGTGAACTTTACGATATTCCTTACATTGCGGGACGTATTGAAAGAATTCTTGGGGAAAAGGAAGCACGTCGTCTTTCTCCTTGGGGAAATATTCGAAGAAGAGAGATTGTAATTAAAGGTAGGGATCAAGTTTCTTATGAAATATCAGGTGTCTCTGTAATTGACTATCTTGATCTATACCGAAAATTTACATACACAAATCAAGAATCATATCGTCTTGATCATATCGCATTTGTTGAACTAGGGCAGAAAAAACTTGATCACTCTGAGTTTGATACTTTCCGAGAGTTTTACACAAAGGATTGGCAAAAGTTTGTTGATTATAACATTAAGGACGTTGAGCTTGTTGACCAGTTGGAAGATAAGATGAAACTCATTGAGTTATTATTGACGATGGCATATGATGCTAAGGTTAATTATAATGATGTGTTTTTTCAGGTAAGAACTTGGGATGCTATCATTTATAATTATCTTAAGAAACGTAACATTGTAATTCCCCCAAAAGATAAATCATCAAAGGATGAAAAGTATGCGGGGGCATATGTCAAAGAACCGATTTCTGGGATATATGATTGGGTGGTTAGCTTTGACCTTAATAGCCTATATCCTCACCTCATTATGCAGTACAATATTTCTCCCGAAACACTCCTCGATGAAAAACATCCACAAGCAACAGTTGATAGAATCCTTAAAGAGGAAATAAATTTTGAACTGTATAAAGATTATGCAGTATGTGCTAATGGGGCAATGTATCGTAAGGATGTGAAGGGATTTCTCCCTGAACTGATGGAAAAAATGTATGGAGACCGAGTTATCTTTAAAAGGAAGATGATTGAGGCAAAAAAAGCATATGAAAAAACTCCTACCAAAGAATTAGAAAAAGAAATTGCTCGTTGTAATAATATCCAGATGGCAAAGAAAATTTCTTTGAATTCTGCTTATGGTGCTATTGGAAATCAGTATTTCCGGTATTATAAACTAGCAAATGCGGAGGCAATCACTTTGTCTGGTCAGGTTTCTATCCGTTGGATTGAAACCAAAATGAATGCTTATCTCAATAAAATTCTAAAAACAAATAATGAAGACTATGTTATTGCTTCTGATACTGATTCTATATATCTTAATTTGGGTCCTTTGGTTAAAAGTATATACAAAGGAAGAGAGACGACTACTGAAAAGATTGTCGATTTCCTTGATAAGATCTGTAAAATGGAATTTGAAAAATATATTGAAAGTTGTTACCAAAAATTGGCAGACTATGTAAATGCATATGAACAAAAGATGCAGATGAAACGAGAAAATATTGCTGATCGTGGAATTTGGACTGCCAAAAAACGATATATTCTTAATGTTTGGGATAGTGAAGGTGTTCGATACGAACAACCAAAATTAAAAATTATGGGATTGGAAGCAATCAAGTCTTCTACACCAGCTCCTTGTCGTCAGATGATTAAAGATGGTCTAAAATTAATTATGACTAAAACAGAAGACGATGTAATTGACTTTATTGAAAAGTCAAGAAATGAATTTAACAAGTTTTCAACAGAAGAAATTTCATTCCCAAGAACTGTATCCGATGTTGTAAAACATAAATCATATTCAACCATTTACGAAAAAGGAACTCCAATTCACGTTAGAGGTGCTCTTCTTTATAATTATTTTATTAAAGAAAAAAAACTTGATAAAAAGTATGCAGCAATTCAAAATGGAGAAAAAATTAAATTTTGCTATCTTAAATTGCCAAATCCAATTCGTGAAAATGTCATTTCCTATATTCAAGAATTCCCAAAGGAATTGGGTCTCGACAAATACATTGATTATGAACTACAATTCAATAAAGCATTCCTTGAACCAATGAAAGTTATTCTTGATGCAATTGGTTGGAAAATACAAAAAACTACAACATTAGAATCATTTTTTGTTTGATGGATTTACCAATTAACGAAAAAGAGTTGGATATTATCATAAAGTCTTTAAAAGTATCTAATCCTACTCTTTTTTCAAAACTTTGGTCATATAAAATAAACTATTTAAATAAGGAGAATGGAAATGGATTTTCTTAAAGACATAATTAAAGAGGTAGGAGGAGAATATGCTTCTCTTGCATCAGATATTGACGAAACAGAAACTTATGTTGATACGGGTTCTTACATTTTTAATGCATTGGTTTCAGGTAGTATATTTGGCGGGGTATCTGGCAATAAGATTACTGCTATTGCTGGAGAGTCTTCTACTGGAAAAACTTTCTTCTCTCTCGCTGTGGTTAAGAATTTCCTTGATAATAACCCCGATGGTTATTGTCTCTATTTTGATACTGAAGCTGCTGTAAACAAATCTTTACTGCAAAGTAGAGGTTTGGATATGGCAAGAATTGTGGTTATTAATGTAGTTACAATTGAGGAGTTTCGTTCAAAGGCACTTAAAGCAGTTGATTTATATTTGAAAAAGAAAGAAGAAGAACGTAAACCTTGTATGTTTGTTCTTGATTCTCTTGGAATGCTTTCAACTGAAAAAGAGATTGACGATGCTTTGAATGAAAAGCAAGTTAGGGATATGACTAAATCTCAACTTGTAAAGGGTGCATTTAGAATGCTAACTCTAAAATTGGGTAAAGCAAAAATTCCAATGATTGTTACTAACCACACTTATGATGTTGTGGGATCATATGTTCCAACAAAAGAAATGAGTGGTGGTTCTGGTCTTAAATATGCTGCTTCTACAATTATCTATCTTTCTAAAAAGAAAGAGAAAGATGGGACTGAGGTAGTTGGAAATATTATCAAAGCAACTACTCACAAATCTCGTTTGAGTAAAGAAAATCAAACTGTTGAGATTAGACTGTATTATGATGAAAGGGGATTGGATAAGTATTATGGACTACTTGATTTGGCTGAAAAATATGAAGTCTTTAAAAAAGTAGGAACTAGATATGAAACTCCTTTTGGTTCTCAATATGGCAAAACAATTATGGAAAATCCCGAGAAGTATTTTACACTAGATGTTATGCAAGCATTAGATGAAGCAGCAAAACAGGAGCATTCATATGGTTGAATTGAATGATTTTATACATGTATATGATGATTCAATAGAACCAAATATATGTCAATTTCTTATAGATTTTTTTGAAAATTCAGAAGAACTTCAAGAAAAAATAGAAAACGAAAGAAAACCAAATTTCACTCAAATAAATTTAACTGAAAATAGTAAATTATCTGGTGAATTGGAAACAGTTCATAATTATTTTATTCAAAAAACTTTTGAATATAAAAAGAAGTATTATGAATTTGTTGATAATAGAGTTTTCCCAGAAACACACGCTTTTGAACAGTTTAGAATTAAAAGATATGTTCCTAATTTTAATGAAGCATTTGATACTCATGTAGATGTTATTGATTATGAAACTTCCAGAAGATTTTTATCCTTTTTCTGGTATTTAAATGATGTTGAAAGTGGTGGGGAAACTCAATTTAATGAGATGATAATTACTCCAAAAATGGGCAGACTTATCATTTTTCCTCCACTCTGGTTGTTTCCTCATAAAGGACTTGAACCAATTAGCAATTCAAAGTATATTGTCAGCACGTATTTGCACTATAAGTAATGGAAAAAGTTGAAACTACAATTCTTAGAAGTCTCTTATTTAATAATGATTATTGTAGAAAGGTATTGCCTTTTATTAAAAATGAATATTTCGAGAATCTTCACGAGAAAGTAGTTTTCGAGGAGATTTGTAAATTTATTGTTGCTTACGAACAACTAGCAACAAAAGAAGTTCTTTTGATTGAAACAGAAAAAAGAACCGATATTACAGAAGATACTTACAAAATTATTTGTGATTATATTTCTAAACTTGATGATACACCAGCAGACAAACAATGGTTGATTGATACTACTGAAAAATGGTGTAAAGATCGGGCAATTTATCTTGCTCTTATGGAAAGCATTAAAATTGCTGACGGACAAGATGAAAAAAAATCAAGAGATTCCATTCCAACAATTTTACAAGAAGCACTTGCTATTGGATTTGATAGCCACATTGGACACGATTACCTAAAAGATTACCAAGAACGATATGACTCTTATCACAGAAAAGAAGACAAAATCCCATTTGATTTGGAATATTTTAACAAAATTACCAAAGGGGGTATCCCTAACAAAACTCTTAATATCGCACTTGCTGGTACGGGTGTCGGGAAATCTTTATTCATGTGCCATATGGCTAGCTCCGTCTTGCTCCAAGGACGGAACGTATTGTACATTACGCTTGAAATGGCAG